GACGAGCCGCGCGCTGTGCAGTGCATCTATCCACCTCTCCCCCTAACGGGGAGATTCCTGTCCATATGCAGCTTCTGAGCTGAGGAGGTTCTTGTTGGAGACCCGTAAACGGGCGTTGCCTGGTGCATCCCTTTCGGGTGCATACACTAGTCGCAGGATACGTAAAGTATCCCCGCGTCCTAGTACGACAACGCAACGCTACGAGGCCCCCACCTACAACCTCCTCGGGGAGCAGATTACTGCTTCGGAGGGGCATCCGTTTCGTTCCCGTTCTGGGAACTTGACGGATCTAGGTGGCCCGTTTCGCACCCAGAAACTTTCCGTAGATGTACCCTCAGAGGGTACCTACGTGTTTCCGGAGGCGTATTCGGGTGGCCTAGATGCGTTCGTCCAAGATACTTATCATGGACGAATTTACCCCTACAATCCCATGTCGTTCCCACCCTCTGGTGAGTCAGTTGATTCTGAACTCACTAAGTTGGGTGCGACTGCGATTGCTAGGTGTAAACCCACCAACTCAGTAGCCAACCTCGCAACAGCACTCGGAGAAATCTTTCGAGAGGGTCTTCCCCATCTCGTTGGATCCCGAACCTGGCAGTCGAGAACTCTAAACGCGCGTAATGCGGGTGAAGAGTATCTCAACGGTCAGTTTGGCTGGCGACCCCTGATCAACGATGTCACTAGCTTTGCTAATGGTGTCGTTCATGCAGACCGAATTCTCGCTCAGTACGAGCGAGATGCCGGAAAGGTCGTGCGACGTCGGTACTACTTCCCTCAGAAGAAGGTTGTTCAGCAAGACGTGATTCTGGCTTCCGCCTATCCGGTGGGGCCAGTTAACAATCCGTCGAACTTTGCAACCTTTGGGCGTGTGATTAGGACCCGTGAGACGGTCCAACGTCAGTGGTTCTCAGGTGCATTTACCTACGCACTTCCTTCCGGTCTTGACAGCCGGAGTAGGATGGGTAGGTTTGCCCTGTTGGCCGATAGACTCGGCCTCAAACTGACGCCAGAAACTCTCTGGAATCTCACACCCTGGAGCTGGGCCGCTGACTGGTTCAGTAATGCCGGTGATGTCATTTCAAACATCTCTGACATTGCTGACCAGGGGCTGGTTATGCGGTATGGGTACATCATGGAGTATTCCATGGTGAAAGATACCTATACCTTGGAGGGAGCCGTCCTTGCGGGCGGTCAACCTTTCAGCTGCGACCCTCTGGTCCTGACCAATGAGGTCAAGATCAGGAAGCAGGCTAACCCATATGGCTTTGGAGTTAGCTGGGACACGTTGTCTACGTTCCAGCTCTCCATCCTGTCTGCGCTTGGAATTACCAGGCGTAGGTAGGGTGCATTCGCACACCCACCCAACAGGACCGACGAACTCGGTCAACCACAGGAGCATCGCCTATGTCGTTCGCTGATCCGCAGTCCGTCACCATCTCCGGTACGGCGATTCCCCTTCCCCGTGTTACCACGGGAGCAGGGACGTCGACCTACCAGAGCGCTGACGGGCTTGTCGCACTCACGGCTTCCTCGACCTACGGGAAGAGGAACCGCCGAGTGCTGCGGCTCGACCACGCGAAGATCGCAGCTGACATGTTCAGTGCGGAGAACGCGAAGTTCACGATGAGTAACTACATCGTGTTCGATGTGCCTCCGTACGGATACTCAGCTGCCGAGGCGCTTGCCGTGTACGCCGGTTTCAAGGGCGCTTTCACGGCTACCTCGGACCTGCTCATCACCAAGCTTCTTGGTGGGGAGTCGTAGTCTAGTTGGCGAAGATCTTTGGCCATGTCGCAGCTTGCTGCGCCATCGCTTTCGTATCTTTCGCGCTAGGCTCGATGGGTATGAAGATTAAGTGCGAGGAGTCAAATCCCTCGTACTCACCTTCGCCCACAGTGTCATTTCGCGCGAGTCCGAAACCCCACGCCATGGCTCATATCGAGCCTTGGTGTGGGTGGACGTTCCACAAGTACAAGTGGTTCGTCCGCCCCAGTTCCTGGCGCAACTAGCTTGATGAGCTGGAAGTGCTAGGAGTGAAGGGCTGTTCGAGCGAACTATCGTAGGCCTCTGGCAGTGTCCACCTCTATTAGGAGGGAACCTGAAAAGGCTACGTATGCTCTGGACAGTGCTTGCGCAAGAATGCGCAGGCAGATGCTGTACACGCACCACCAAGGACGTGGAGTACGTCCTAGGTAGGATCGAACATGAGGGGTTATCGTTCTTGACGATAACTCTACCTCGCTTTGGAAAAGACTTCGAAAAAAGTCTTGACCAAGGCAAAGTGACTCGCAATCTCTTCCAAGGTTTTACCTGGAAGGCAGGTCTCCCCCGATTTCTCGGAGGTTTCCTGGAGTCTGTGTTCGATCGCAACACTGGTGTGTTGCTTGAGAATCCCAATATCGATGCTATTCTTTCCATTCGTCAGCTTACGCTGATGCTTGGGAAGATCCAGGTCCCGTGCTCAGATGAGCGCGTTCTTGGAGCGATAGAGGGATATCTCGAGTGTGAGCAGGATGTCAGGCGAAACGATTTGACGTTAACGGATGCAGACATGCACCGTTTCCGTCAAGTTTCGTCGGCCTTGTTTCGAGACCTGTTCCTACAACTGGATCAGTCGGTCTTTGATCGGACCTTAGTCCCGAAACATGGACCTGGGGCGACTGCTGATAGGTTGCGTGGAAACGCAAAATATCGCAATCGTACCTGGACCGCACGGCTTGAGGAAATCTTTCCGTCAGGAGAGTTCCTCTTTCCAAACTCTTCATTCGCTGAAGAGTCCGCCGTGGACATCCTCGAACCTGGAGCCGAGATACCCGTTAAGGTTGTCACGGTTCCTAAGACGCTGAGCGCACCGCGCATCATCGCTGAAGAACCTACGCATATGCAATATATGCAGCAGGCTCTGAAAGAGATGATGTACGACGGGGTACAGAGGAGTGACACCCTCCGCCCCATGATCGGATTCTTGGACCAGACGCCTAATCAGCGTAAGGCCAAGAAGGGTTCCCGTGATGGGAGCCTGGCCACACTCGATTTGAGTGAGGCCTCTGATCGTGTCTCGAATCAGCTCGTTCGTGAAATGCTGTCGGCCTACCCACATTTGCATTGGGCGGTCGACGCTTGCAGATCACGCAAAGCTGATCTGACTCTATTTGGAAAAGGCGTTATCCGTCTATCCAAATATGCGTCTATGGGTTCAGCCCTCACTTTTCCGATTGAAGCGATGGTCTTCTTGACCTGTTGCTTCATCGCGATTAGTGATGAGCTCAACACTCCGGTGGATGACGAATTTCTTCGGAGATTTCGTCATCGCGTGCGCATCTTTGGGGATGACATCATTGTCCCCAAAGATTACGTACATCGGGTTGTCGACGTGCTTGAGCATTTTGGTGCAAAAGTTAACGTCGGCAAGTCTTTCTGGACTGGAAAGTTCAGAGAGTCTTGCGGTAAGGAATACTATGATGGAGAGGACGTTAGTATAGTCCGTTTCCGTCAACTATTCCCTACACATCCCGGGCACGCAGCGGAAGCCATTAGTCTTGTCTCCTTCCGTAACCAGCTTTACTTTGCTGGTTACTGGGAGACTTGCAAATGGTTAGATGAATACATCCGGGAGGTACTTCGGTATTTTCCGGTTGTATTGCCATCATCATCCGCGCTTGGTCGTCACAGCTTTCTTGGCTATGAAGCCCAGAAAGTTTCCGAACACACCCATACGCCCCTTGTCAAGGCGTATAAGGTGATTTCGGACATTCCGTCTGATCCATTGGACGGTGGTGACGCCCTGCTTAAGTTCTTCCTTAAGCGAGGGGAATCCCCTTCGTTTGATGAGAGGCACTTAGAGCGTGCTGGACGCCCTCGGACCGTCAGCATCAAGCCGAGGTGGGTCCCAGCCGTGTAAATGGCTGGGTCGGGTCGAAAGGCCTCTGGGAGATCCAGGTGTAATACCCTAG